TTTTAGACGATATAGAGGACTTAGACCGTGCCAAACGCCCGGATATGATAGAGAAGTACGGTAAGAAGATAACGGGCGACTTGGTGAAAGCCTTTCACCGAAAACGGGGCAGGCTCATCATCAATAACAACTATATCGTCAAGGACGGCATATTGGATTACCTCTATGACAAGTGGAAGGATAGCCCACACCTGCACGACTCGGTTACCAATTTGGCTACTGCCAACATCACCCGCGAAAACTATATGGGTGTGGAATGGGAACCCTCGTGGAAAGAACGAGATACTAAGGAGGATATTATTCGTATCCTAATGAATGATGACTACTATACCTCACAGCGGGAGGATTTCAATAACCCTATTGAGGAGGGCAAACTCTTTAAGGCGAAAGATATTGCCTTGGTACGCATAGCAGACAACGAGGCGTGGGACGGCTTGCTTGACCATTGGGACTTATCCTACACCGCTACGGGCGACTATAAAGCGGGGGTACTCATTGGTATCAAAGGTATTAAGCTGTACGTGTTGGAAGTCTTCTGCCAAAGGTGTGAACTTAATGCAGCTATGGAAGTGCGCGCCCAGTGGGTAAAGAAGTACCTTAAAAAAGGCTTTAACACTATGGGTTTCTTTGATGCTACTATGGCACAGAAAGCCGTCTACACCCCTATTATTATGCAGAGTGCTGAGGACAATGCTTGCCCTAATATCCCTATTGGTTTGCACCAAGAGGGAGACAAGCACAACCGTATTTCGGCGGGTATTACCAATGCGCTCTTTCGCAAAATCTTGTACTGGGACGAGAGTCTTCCCAAGCGTTCAGAACGTGACTACAACGCTTTTATTAAGCAGGTGCTTTCCTTTGAAAAAGGCACTACCTCACACGATGACGCCCCCGATACCTTAGAGCGTGCCATTACCCTTGCCCAACAGTATTTTGGCTATTCCGAAAACCCTTTACAAAGCGGGCGACCTTTTATTGCCAAACACAAAAGACGAACAATATAACATTCACTTTTCACTTAGAAGATGACACCAAGAAAAGAACTATTTGTAAAAGTAAAACGGGCTCTTGCCACCATTGAAGGCATTGAGCTGATAGACCTACAACGCGGTCAGTTTGACAACCCCGAAAACGGATACCCCGAAATATGGACGGCTTGTCTCATTCAGGTAATGCCTATCGCCTACGAGACGATGACCCAACACGTACAAGAGGGCGAGTGTGAGTTTCATATTGACTTCTATTGCAAAGACGGCTGGGCAGACCAACACTTAGGCACTGCTGACTCCGAAGAGGGACTTATGGAACTGGATATTTTGGACAAAATCACCGATACCATACAATTCTTACAAGGCGAGCAGTTCAAACCCGTACAGCAGGTGCGTGAGGAGGAACTACGCTTAAGTGATGACGGCATTATGAGCTATCGCATAACCTTCACCACCCGCATTTATAGGCAAACTCCCTACCCCTATGCGGGCAGACGATTGCAAATCGCAAGCAATTAATCTTTAATCATTAACAATTAATCATTAGTAACGTGTATTTAACCAAAGAAGAACTCAAAACCGTAGCCACTAAGGAGGTAATAGACCTTATCACCCAAGGCGATGAGCAGATAGTAACCGAAATCATTGCCGAAAGCATAGACCTAATAGCTTCTTACTTGTATAAGTATTACGATACCGAAGCTATTTTTGCCAAAGAGGGAGACGAGCGCAGCAAGATACTACTGAAGTACATCAAGGATATTGTTATCCACGAGATCTATATAAGGAGAACTAAAAACCTCAACCAAGTGGCAAAGCTCCGC